AAACCAGTTGGCAATTGCCCATTGGCAGTATCATATACTACGATGTCGTATGTTACATTAGTTCCAACCTGAGGTGTAACGATTCCTTTTACGAAAGCTTTTGCCGTTATATTACCTTTGGCTAATACTATTGTCATGTTAGGCCCTAGTAAAGGTGCTTTACCGTCTGGCGATGTTGTTGCATCTGGTAAAGATATTGTTTGGTTCGCTGCAGCTTGAGTTGTTACATTATCATAAGCGATATGTAATCTTCCTTGCTCTGACCAAACTACTTGATCCGACGCCATAGGCATCTCAGCTCCGACCATACGTAGAAATCCTGTGATTGTTCTGTTTCCATAACGCTCGATTTCTTTCTCGTATACCTCAGGTAAAAATTGTTGTGTAAAATCCATGTCCGCTAAAGATAGGTAGTTGTCTCCAAACAAACCTTTTATTGGACGTGGTGTTAAGTGCGCTAAATTGGCTAATGTAGCCGGCGCGGTTGCAAATCCTGCCATAATTTTTCTTATTTAATGTGTTTAAATGTTTTAATTTTCAATTTTGAATCACTTCCCCCAGAATCAACAGATCTTACTGCCCATCCATTCGATGTTTTAACGTCTTCGTGAACACTTCTAGCACCCATTTGTACATTTTTCGAATTAGACATACTTGTTTTCATTGCATCGGCTTTGCCTTGCTCATAAAAATGATTTGCAATAGAATCTGCATTCATAGCTGTAAACAATCCCTTGTGGTACCCCGCTGCATCTGACATTTGATTATCTTTATCCAAGAACTTCTTGACAAAATTATTAATGTCGCTTTGGGTTTCCTTAACAGTAGGAGCGTCTTTAACTTTAAAACGGAATTTCTTGTCGCCAACTTGATAATCAAAACCTTTGAAATCATTATTGAAAACACCTTCTGTTTTATTTAAAAACGTTTGTGATTGTTTTTCAGCTAATTGAGTTGCTGCTTCGTTTTCTTTTGTATAGCGATTGAAAAAGTCTACCGCTTTCTTTTGTTCAGGCGCTAATCTAGCACCTCCACGAATTTCTTCGTAATATTTATCTTTTAATCCAGTGAGATGATTTCTAGCTTTTGCTAGCTCTTCTCTCCTGGCTAATTTTTTTCTTTTTATATCTCGCTCCTCATCTATATCTTCATCATAAAGAAAGTTATCTTCCATTAAGAATTCAATGTCCTCTTGATCTAAATGAGGCTTTGTATCTGCGTAATATTCTTTAAGCAATTGTTCGGGATTAAGCTCTTCGTAATTTTGATTAAGCTTAACATAATCTTCAAGAGTCCCGCTAGTTTCATTCATAAAGTCCACAACCTTTTGAATGTTTTCAGGTAGTTCAACGCCGGTTTCTTTTTGCTCTTCTATAGCCTCAACTATATTGTCTTGCAAATCATCCGCTTGCTCCTGTACTTCTTCTTCTGTTATTTCCTCTATAGCGGATTCTACAGCATCAGGTACGGCAGTTTGTTCTTGCACTTCAACCACAGGCTCTTCTACTTGCGTTGGTTCCGGTACATCTTGCGCGGGCTCCGCTAGCCTAGACATATCTAATTTAATTGTTCCCTCTTCGTCTACTGACATGGGATTTGTATCAACAACCTCTTCCTGAGGTGTTTCTACTTGTTCTGTGTTTTCTGTTTGTTCTGACATGATAAAATATTATATGATTGTTATTACTATTATTACCTAGGATCGAACGCACCTAAGCCAAAACCTTGGCCCATTACATCATTTCCTGCGGATTCAAAGTTTTTAGGTGGAGAATCATTCTTTCTTTGAGTAATCATCTCGCTTTGCTGGGTGCCTTGTATTCTAGTTCTTTGATCTTTACGATCTTCCACTTCTTTTTCTTTAGACTTAGCGCCGTCAACTTCTACGCCTTTTAATTGCATATTGTATTGGAATTCTAACGCCATTAATTCTTTCTTAGCATTAACCTCAACACTTATTCTTTTTTCTTCTAGGCTACCTTTAAGTTGCTCTAACTGTGCCTTAGTTTGGAACATAGCTTGATCTTTTTGCACCTCTGCCTGCGCTGCCACTTGTTGCGCTTGAGCATTTGCTTGCGCCTGTGCTTGTATATTAGCCTGCTGCTCTGCTTGTAATCTTTCCTGTCTTTTCTTTTGTTTAACCTTAAGAAGTTGATTTGCTAGTTTAAGGTTTCTTACTTCGCGAATATCTATAGCGTCGGAAAGATCTATACTACCTTGCTGCAATGCAGTTTGAATATTATTTTCTAATGCAGCTTTTTCTTCTTCATCGGGCATTAATTCTAGCATTATACCAAAGTCGTGCATGTATAAGTGAGACATCTCTTCTAGTACCCCGACGTTAAACCTACCTATTTTAGTTATAAAAGCTTCTTTAGCTGGGTGGTACTCTATTATATCTGATATTCTTAAAGACAAGCATTCGCAAAGTTCTCTTGTTAAATATAACCCGGAATCAAGTATGTGCCTAGTCGCGGTATTAGAATTTGCTGCGGCTAGTTTTTGTACACCTACTAATGCTCTAGAATCCGGAGTAGACCCATCTCTTGCTTCGTTTAGACCGGTTACATCTCTTATCATTTGCAGATAATAGTTGTAGGTTGCAATTAATGTTTGCAATTTTGCCCCGCCACTTCCAGTAGGTACTTCTTGTATGGGCACTTTACCAGGATTCATATCCCCGTCCTGTGTAAATGATCTACCTATTATAGAACCCGTTTGGAAAAACATATTTAATGCTTCTTGCGGATTATAATTTGTTCCATTACCTAAATCTACTTCGTTAATACCATCGGCATCCAAATAAACACCATCAGGTATCATTCTTTGTAGCACCTGCTGTAATTTCAAATGTGTCAATTGCACCATATCAGCAAACCCGGTACACTTGCTTACCAATGATTCTATTCTACCCTTGTACATTCTAGGCGCAGTAATAGCGTAATTCATTTTAACCTTAGATACATCACTTTTAGGGCGCATCATATTCTTTGCCATTTCCCACTTAAGCATTATATCTGTACCAACAATCATAACGCCTTCATAAAGTACTTCAAGAGATCTTGACATTTTGCCAAACTGTTCTTCTAGCATTTCTACCGGAGGATCAAATTGATCGTTTCGCACTATTATTTTAGTCGCTCCTGTTGCGGTTTCTTTTACTTTGTACACCTCGTTCATATAAGTCTTATAATTAAAATATAAAACCTGTATAACGTTTGAGTCTCTATTGTTGTTGTATTGGTTACTTACGCTTTGATCAAATACTCCGTAATTTTGCGTTCCTTGTTGTTGAATTCTTTCTAATTGATCCTGCGTTAAATTAGGAAATTGTTTTTTAATTTCGTTTATTGGCACGAACTTAACTTCTCCAGCATAATATATGTCCTGAAAGTAGGGATCCTCTGTATAAGAGTATACTAAATAAGCTGGATCAACATAATCAACGGTTACTCCTTCTGATTCTGAAAAGTTATTTTTAACGCATCCTATACCTAATGTTACTAAATCTAAGTAAGTTCTTCTTTTTGTTAAGTCGTACCTATTTTCATCTAACAACGTATTAAGCGCGGTTTCTTCGGCTATTTCTATACCTTGCTTGTAAGTAAGCTGCATGTGTATATCAAGCTCTTCTTGAGAATCTGGTAGAGTTTCAGGTGGATTTTCAAAAAGATTAATACCAAAATTTTCTTTAGCAAAGTTGTTTAGTTCCTCTGTTTGCTTGTCTCTTATAATAGATTCCATATAAGCAGTCCTTTTGCTCACACCATACGGATCTTGCGAGTAAGTGGTAATATCAAAAGATCTATCAGCAATACCATTAACAACTATATCTACAAACTTTGATAATATTGGGACTGGCTTCCAGTCTAAATTCAAATAAGATAAATCACCATTTATAGAAAGTTCATCTTTATATTTCTGCACTGGTTGTTCACCTCTTGAATATAACCTTAGTGTATGAAAAGAATTTTGATTACTTCTAAAGCGAGTTACACCCGAGTTGCTGCTGAACCATTCATTTTGAATCGCTCTACCAACTCGCAATCCGTAATCTTGAGAAACTTTCTCCTGATCACTTGCCACCTGGCTAGGGAAAAAACTATTTGTTACGCTATTCGCCATATTATTTTTTTATTATTTTTGATGTCGTACCCTCGTGAGAGTATTTTGCAAATCTTAAATTAACAACTTGCCTTTGTACTTTATTACTCGGCCTGTATAAATCTTTGTTACAAGCCATTATAGCTAAACCAGAACTAATAGCAGCATCAAATTTTGTTCTATTGTTTATATCAAACTTAGACCAATCATTTAATGTTTCGTTAAAGTACATTGTGCCATACTGGCCTTCTTCATTTAATCCAACGTGTCTATCTATATACATTTCGATGGCTGCGGCGTGAGCTTGCTTTATATCCTCACTTGAGTTTGGTATTCCACCAATTTCTTTTTCTGTTACCGACAACTTGTTCCAAAGCTTATCTGGCCTATTCATTGAGTACCCGCGATAGCCTCTTCTTTTAAAATAATATAAAAGTCTAGGCTTGTTGTTTTCACATAATAAGGGCATACCGTAAAATACACATGCCATTAGCACATCTTCAAAAAACATTTCTGCTGTTTGTGGTCTAGCCACGTATTCTAAAAAGAAAGTACTTGGCGGCGCATCTTCCATGCTGAATTTAGTTAATCCGTGCAAAGCCCCTTTAGATCCTCTTCCGTCTGTCGTTCCAGATATATCATAACTATCACAACCAAATGCACCCATGTGTTCATTGCCTGGATACTTTATACCATTACGTGTAGTTTGCCTATTTTGAATATTATAACTAGGTGTCCAAGAAATTAAAAATCTACCTTGAGGGTTTGGATTAAATATTACTTTCGTATCTTTAACGCCGTGCTCCCATTGAAAGCTACCTCTTGTTAGGACATTACTGTTACCTAAGTCTTCGTTATAATCTATTTGCTCGTATATTTTCGCTAAATTAAATATACTATTTTTTGTTTCGTCTCTGAATGCGTGTTCTTCCGTTCTAGGGAATTGTCTGTAAAACTCGTTTAGAGCGTCCTGGTCGCCTTTTAATCCATCTACCTCATTATTCCAGTGCTCAATCACTCCGACTTCTATAACGTCTCCGTGCGGGCCCGCAGTGCCTTCTGGTGGTCTATTAAATACTGGTTGTCCGTATTCGTCAATAAACCCTTCGTAATTCCATTCCATGGGAATAAACAAAGAATACAATCCAGACTTTGTTTGCCCGTTCGCATTTCTTTTTGTTACATCAGAACTGTTGTATAACTTTTTAAAGTTTTCTCCTCCTTTGTCTAAAGCATTTGATGTTGACCCCATCATACACTTGCCTATAATTCTACTACCTAATCTTAAACAAGTTTTAGTTACTCGCCAGTTGTTAAGTATATTGTTTGGTCTCTCCCATTTACCGCTTTCATCGTGTACTAATAGTTTTAGTTTTTCACCATCGTACGCGTTGTCCCCTGTGTTTTTCCAGTCGATTGTGGTGTCGAGCCCGATAATGTCTTCCGTTGCGACGTTAGAGTCAAGTTTCTTTCTTGTAAACTTTGATGCGGGAACCCTGTAGGCGAGCTCTGTCTTGGGACGGTCCATCCCATCCTGGATTGGTTTAAAGAAGAATGGATAGTTAATCGATATTGGTACAACTTTGTCTGTAAACATTTTCTTTGCATCACCCCCAGATTTGGACAGTATTCCAAATCGAGCATCTGAAGATATTGTTGCTTGGTTAACAGTTTCGCCGGAAGCCATAAAAGAAAATCCAGATCGTCTGTTTTTGAGATAGGACATTCCATAACATCTTTTGTCTGCTTTGCAAGCTTCCCAGAATATGTAGAATAATCTGTTTGATTCTCTAAAGTCAGGTTGCCCAACGTCAATCTTGGACCACTGCAAGTACATAAAGTGAGTACCAGTAAGGTAAGTGTCCACACCCTTATTATTGAACCAATGACCTTCTTCGCGTCTTCTGAAATGTTCATCTATATATGTCCCCCACTTGTTTTTAAATTCTTCTGGATATTCTCTCCAGTCGAAAATGTTATTAATCCCTTTTAATTCTTTTGGATATTCCTCCGGGGTCCACTTATCGGTTTTTTTACTTATTTTGCCAGGAGATAATGGCAAAGCTATTCTAAGCCCCTGTATATTATATATCTCACCTATTTGGCCCGTTTTACTAATAACAACAATATCGTGATCCTTGTTATAACCGTACACCCATTTTTTGCCTTTATTAAGCCTAGATATTGTTATCTTCCTAATTGGCTCTATAATACTGTATAAGCTTTGCTCGTACATTATTTAGATCTTTTTTCTGCAAACCCTTTAAATTCCGTGTTTTCCACTTCTTTTCTAGGCCTGTTATCTAATACTCTTTGTTCTTCCTCAATGCGACCAAGTATTTCGAAAGCATCAAATATAGCTAATTTTTTTGTAGCGGCAGCGTTTTTTAATTTGTCTGCTGTTAAATCATCTTCAGAATTTGTTATTATTTGTTCTTCTGCTACCTTTATTAATTCCTTAACTGCTTTGCGCCCAGCTTGGATTATATTCCTCTTCGTTTCCTTTATGTCCATAATTGATTGTAATTGAATTCGTGGGTACTCGGTATAACCTCTGCCCTTCTATAATAAACTCGTATTCTGATGTAGGTATAAAGCCTACTATATCATCTACTTCTAAGCCACAAGTGCAATACTTAACCACACCTATTAATGGCTTTTCTTTTTCAATAGAAAACATTTTAGTTTCCTTAATTGGAGCAACAAAGCAAAAGCCTTCTAATGCTTTCCATTCGCCGTCTCTTTTGTATGCATATACTTGATCTGGCTGTGCCAAATAAGTTTCTTCTGTTAAATAGCTTTTACTATTTTTTTCTTCGCCCCTTACATCTCTAAATCTTCTAAATACATTATGATGCAATATCACTTCATCTCCTTCCCGAAGCTCTTGGTATTTTTTAGCTAGCGGTAAACTCAGTATAACCCCTATTCTATTTGAATACTCGTGGTTTTGTAGCTCAGTGTTTAATAGCAATTCTTGCCCTTCAATTGTCGTCTGTCCTGTTGTTCTGCCCCCTTGCGGTGTTACAAGGTAGTTAAATACACTTTGCATTTTACCATGAAATATTATATTCCACGGATATTGACATGTTTTTGTTGAAGTCCTTCCAAGGCATAAGCATATCGCCTTTAGATATATATACCGTGTATTTATTGTCTTCCTCTATAATACTATCTATAGTATGCCCACCATATACTTCCTGCCCTACAGCATAGTGCATTGCGTCATTCTTATAATCTTTGCCTATACTAATCTTTCTTATTAACTGCATTTTCTGTAAATTTACCAGTATTAAGATCGATGCTTACGTCTCCGTATTTAGAGGCAAGTATTTTTTGAGTGCTTTCTACTTCTTTAGTGAATAATAATATTTCGGCTAGAAGTTTAGCCTTGTGCGCTTCAAGCCCACCTATTTGCATTTGTGTTTCGTTTACACGATTTACAGCTTCTCGCAATTCATTTAATTCAGATTGGCTAAGCTGGTTATCTTTAACGACTTCAAACTCTGTGTAGTCTTTTTCTTTTTTCATTTAATTAAATTTAATTTTACTTATATGGAAACATCTT